ATTGTAGACGAAAACAACCAATCTATTACAGGCGTGTTTGATGATGTGCCAGAAGGTACATCTTATCCTTATGTAGTTATAGGAGAGGAAACAGCCACTAATATTGGCACAAAAGATAAGGATATGCACGAATACACCCAAACCATTCATGTGTGGTCACAGTACAGGGGTATGAGAGATGTAAAAGAAATTATGGAACAGATATATACTTTATTAAATGATTATAGTATAACTGTAAGTGGTGCTTCAGCAATTACTTTGAGACATGAGTTTCAGACAGTATTGCTTGAAGATGATGGAATTACTCGACATGGTATCATGCGATTTCGTGTCGTTGTATCAGATAATTAAAGGAGAAAGATATGGCGGCACAATTAGGAAAAAGCCTATTATTAAAAATAAATGTAAGTGGTTCAATGACTACTGTTGGGGGTATGCGTTCCACATCAATGACATTAAATGATGAGATGGTTGATATTACTAACAAAGACAGTGGGTCACAAAGAAATCTGTTAGCGGCAGGTGGTGTTCATAGTATGAGCATTTCAGCATCAGGTGTATTTACAGACACAACAGCCGAAACAACATTAAGGTCAAAATTCGCTACTTCCACATTTGAAAGCTACAATGTAATTGTTCCAGATTTAGGAACGTATGCAGGAACATTTCAAATTACCTCACTAGAGTATGCAGGTGAATACAACGGAGAAGCAACTTATTCGGTTACTTTGGAGTCAGCAGGTTCAGTAACATTTAGCGCGGCATAGGTGATACATGGCTTGGAATGAAGTTAAAATAAAAATCGGTGAAATGGAGTTTGATGCGTTCCAGAATACGAGTCAGATAAATTTATTCACTATCCCATGCAAAATGGAGATAAGTGAACTGACAGAATTTCATCTTGGCAGAGCCAAACATAAGGTTGTCAAGATTGAGGACTTTGCCCAAAGGGGTGAAGTATATTTAGTAGAAACTAATAAAGGAGCAAAGAAAAATGACAAATCCGAAGAGGGGGGAACTGACGCTGAAGTTGGGTCAGAAGAACCTGAAGGCGAGAGTGACACTTGATACCATATACACTATGGAAACTGCATTGGATAAATCGATTATGCAAATTGCCCAAAGTTTATCAAATGGTCATTTAAAAGTTACTGAGCAGGTAGCAATTCTTTTACCTGTAATAAGAGCAGGGTCAAATGATGTATCAGAAAAAGACGTAGGTGAAATGGTATATCAGGCAGGAATAGCCGACACCCTAAAAGCTATTGGAGATGTGGTTACTATTGTTATGTCAGCAGGACAAGATGAGGGAAACGTACAAGAGGTGGTGGAGTAAAAATAGACAGATTCCCCTATGACGAATGGATTAAAACAGTTGTAGGAAAAATGGGGTTTACCCCAGACATATTCTGGCAAATGAGTTTTGAGGAACTATATTTAGCTATAGAGGGATTTGCAGAGTTTCATTCTGGTGGTAAGCCACCACCACTCACAAAGGATGAACTAAATGAATTGATGGAGTTGTACCCAGACTAATGGCTACTGAAGTTGATAAACTACTGATACGGATTGATGCCGACCTTTCTGGGGTTAGGCGACAATTAAATACGTTAGACAAGCAGGTACAGCAAAAAACTCGTTCTGTTAGCAAAGGCTTTAATAGGATTGCAAGCGTTGCAAAGGTTGCTTTAGGTGCAGTAGTTGTGCAACAAGCAGGCAGAGCAGGAATGGCTTTAATTAATATGGCATCTGAAATTGAGGAAATGCAAGGCAAGTCCTCAGTTGTTTTTGGAAGATTTGCCAATCAAGTAAGGTCAGAACTTCAGAAATTTGGAGATGAAGTAGGTAGGAATAAATTTGAATTAGAAGGTATGGCGGCAAGTATTCAAGATACTTTTGTGCCTATGGGTTTTGCGAGAGGTGAAGCGGCAAAACTATCAATAGAATTAACTAAACTGGCTACAGATGTTGCCTCTTTCAACAACGCATCAGACACAGAAACTATGAATGCGTTTCAAAGTGCTTTAGTTGGAAACCATGAAACAGTCAGACGTTTTGGGGTGGTGATTACAGAAGCCACTTTAAAACAAGAATTACTGAGAATGGGCATAAAAAGAACAGGTGATGAGGTAACGAATGCAGAAAAGGTACAGGCAAGACTTAATTTAATTTTAGCAGGTACAACAGATGCACAGGGAGATGCGGCTAGGACTTCTAATAGTTATGCGAATGAAGTGAGAGCGTTACAAGGTTCATTTGCAGAGTTGAGCGTAGCATTAGGTGAAACAATGTTGCCAACATTAACGAAAGTGGTAGACACTCTCGATAGAGTTGTTAATGGATTTAGGAAATTTTTAGTAGCTGTAGGTCTGGTGGAAGGAAGGACAGAAGAACAATTTATGAAGATGGCTACAGAGTCAGCTAAGTTGTCGGAACAATTAGAAAAAGCTAACAAAGAACTTAATGAAATGTTTGCTATGCGTATGACAACACCAAAAGGCATAGAAGGAAGAGCAAAAGAAATTGAAAGACTTAATAACCTTATTGATGAACTTACAGGAAAACAGGAAGAGTTAAGAAGTCAAGCAGGTGATTTGTTAATGGGTATGCCTACATTTGAAGGTTATATTAATGAACTTAAGGGTGTCAAAGATGAGGTCACAACTACAACAGACAATATAGCCAAAGACCTTGATAAGGTAACAGATAAATTTTCAGAAACAGAACAGACAATAGTTTCAGCAGGTCAGGGAATATCAAACGCACTTGCAGATATGTTAGTTGAAGGAAAGTTAAATTTATCAAGTTTGGCGAATGTATTTAAAGATACCATGAAAAAAATTATTGCTAGTTATATTCAGACTCAAATGATTGTGCCATTTCTTAGGGGCATGGGTGTGCCTGTAGGTGTGGATAAATTTGGTTCTGTAGGGTTTAAAGGTTTTGCAGGTGGTGGTGCAGTATCACAACCCACTATAGTAGGGGAAAGAGGCCCAGAGTTATTTGTACCACACTCAGCAGGAGTTATAAAAAACAACATGGACACAAAGAATATGTTAGGTGGCAGTCCTGTAGTAGTAAATCAATCAATAAATGTTGATGCAGGGGTAGCACAAACAGTAAGAGCAGAAATATTAACAATGATGCCAATGTTCAAGGAACAAGCAATGTCAGCAGTATTAGATGCAAGACGTAGGGGTGGTTCATTTGCCGCCACATTTGGAGGGTAAAGATGGCCGCTCCAACATATCCAATTAATCACCCAACAACGCCTAATTTTAAAACGGCAAGGTGGCAGTTAGTAAGACAAGTTGCAGTATCAGAAAGTCCTTATTCTGGAGTTCAACAAGTTTACGAATATGATTATGCTTTGTGGGGTGCTACTCTTTCATTGCCACCAATGCGAAGGGAGCAAGCAGGGGCATGGACTGCGTTTTTTGCAACACTACATGGCAGAAAAGGAACTTTTACATTAGGTGACCCAGATAGAATTATTCCATTGGGTGCGGCTACAGGAACGATTACATTAGCGTCAGGGGCATCAGTTGGGGATTATTCTTTGTCGTTAACAGTTGGGGCATCTTTGTCTGGTGTGTCAAATATTTTTAAAGCAGGGGATTATATACAGTTAGGAACATCAGCCGCAGATTACAAATTACATCAGGTGATAGAAGATTGTGACGCATCAGGAACAGCAGTCACAGCAAAAATAGAACCTGCCGTTAAAGTTTCAGTAGGTACTGGTCAGCAAATAACATACAACAGCCCTAAAGGGGTATTTAGAATGGATACAGATGAGTTAGGTTGGCAAACAAACGAAGTGTCTGTTTATGGAATATCATTTAGTTGCACTGAGGCTTTGTAGTGGAAGAACAAGCTATGATAAATATTCTTGGGGGTTTGGTTGCCGCTTTGATTGGTTGGTTTGTCAGGGTGCTATGGGATAATCAGGCTAGAGTTGCAAAAGAGGTAAAAGAAACAAATAGGGATATAGTAAATAATTATATTAGGCGAGATGACTATAAAGACGATATTTCAGAAATTAAAAGTATGTTGAGTTTGATATTTCAAAAACTGGACGGAAAGGCAGATAAATGAAAGAGAATTGGAAAACAGCCTTTGAAATGATGATACATCATGAGGGGGGCTTCACAGCAGATAAGAGGGACTCAGGTAATGATGGAGATGGGCATGGAAATCAAGGGTCAACAAATCTGGGGGTAACTGCGAAAGTGTGGGCAGAATGGACAAGAAAACCGGCACCAATAGAAGTTATGAAGGAATTAACTATTGAAGATGTAGAGCCATTATATAAGAAAAATTATTGGGATAGATGTAAATGTGATGACCTTGTGGGTGGTTTTGACCTTTCGGTATTTGATATGGCAGTTAATGCAGGAACAGGTAGGTCAGCAAAATTTGTGCAAAAAATATGTGGGGCAGAACAAGACGGAGCAATAGGCAAAAAAACGCTTGCATTGTTGCAGGGTTTAGGTTCGGAGTATTGTATAAATGAATTTGCAAAAATAAGATTAGAATATTACGCAAGTTTATCAGCGTACAAGCATTATGGCAGAGGTTGGGATAGGCGAACTGAAGAAACCAGACAAAAATCACTTAGTATGGTGCAATAATGATTACAAGCCTAATAGAGCCAGTTACAGGGCTGTTAGATAAATTTATAGAGGATAAAGACCAGAAAGCTAAATTAGCCCATGAGATAGCCACTATGGGCGAGAAACACGCACAACAACTTAGTCTGGCACAAATAGAGGTCAACAAAGCAGAGGCGGCATCAGGTTCATTTTTTAAAGGTGGTTGGAGGCCGTTTGTGGGATGGGTATGTGCTGTGGCATTTGCTTATCATTTTGTAATTCAGCCGTTGTTGATATTCATATTTAGCTACATAGGGATAGAGCCACCTGATTTACCAGAATTTCAGATGAATACACTTTT